GGGGCCTCTATCAAACCAGCGATGTATGCTTTGGCTTCTTCAAGAGTGTCCTCGCAACCAACGAATGCCTTGTGCGGGGTTTTTACTTCGTATCGGATCATCTCTTTTCCTTTCATGTTGACAAATGAACTCTATAGAACCCCCTGACGGGTGTCAAGGGGTTCCGAGAGGTCACTTGTTTGCGAAGGCTTTGTCACCTAGAGCGTCAAGCAACTCCTGACCTGTGAGTTCCTCGGGCGCACCTCCGAGAAGCCACACGTCAAGGTCTTCTGCTACCCTGAGTAGCTGTGCTGTGGTAGCCTCAGGGATGTGTCGCATGATCGCCGACATGATGTCGTTGATGCTGATCGTCGGCACTTCCTCGGTAGCTTCCTCGGTAGCTCCCTCAGTAGCTCCCTCAGTAGCTTCCTCGGTAGTTTCCTCGGTAGCTTCCTGAGAAGCCTTCTCAGCGGCCTTCTGAGCCTTCTGGATAGCCTTCCGCATGGCATCAATCTTCCGCCACCCGTTCGTCTCTCCCTCGGCTACTACCGCATCGAAATTCTCAGACACAAACTTGATGTCTCGAACGTGGTTCGAACGATCAGCCTGAGATAGACCGACGAACATGTCCTGTAGCGTCTGGCTAGCGTCTATCATCTTGACAGTGAGAGATTTTGTGGGCCATGCGCCGTTCGTCTCTTTCCAGATTATGTTCGCTGCGAACGGATGAACCTCCAGCACCAACTTTCGTGCTACCTTCGCATCGGTCTTGACGGCCTTGACCAGTTCCTTGTTGATGGTCTCGGCGGTTACTTCCACGGCTTCGATCTTCGACATTGTTTCGTTTCCTTTCTGTTCAGTGGTTTCGTCGTGAATAGTGATATCAGAACATCCATGCTCGTACAATACATTTCTCAGGGCTTCTTCGGGAGTGTCCCTGCCCTTCGAACAACCTAGAACCGGGTGAGTGATGCTCCAGTTATTATCGAATTCGTTGTATGATGCTTTGAACTCTTCCTCAGTGAATGTGTACTTCTCCCAGTTATGGGTTGTTGAAGCCTTGAGTATCTTAGTTGTTTCCATCGTTTCGTTCCTTCGTTGTGTTGCGGTGGCCCAGTACATAAGTATACCGTCCGATGCTGTCAACACCTCCAGAATAAAAAAATTCTGGGATATCCCATTTTTTTCTGAATATCCTCCAAAGTGTGACAAATATGCAACAGTTTCCTATGTATATTATAAGGTGTCTGGTTCTGATGTGGTTCTGAGGTGGTTCTGAGGTGGTCCTGAGGATTTCATGGGATGTCCCATATATCCATACTCAGGCATTCTTTCTTCTCACGTTTTCTTCAGCAGTCCTGAGGCATCCCTGAGGTGATCCTGAGGTAGTCCTGAGGTGGCGCAGTGATCCTCAGGAAATCATGGGTGTTCTGTGGTAGACTAAGGTAGGCCGGGGGGGACCCACGACGCCCCGCCATGTTATATATACCCTCATGACCACATGGGAAGCAATTTGGAGGTCCATGAATTAGATAATTAACTTAACTAAAGTACAACTTAGGGGTTGACTTTTGGGGTGAGGCGGGTTATTCCTAAGAAATCCTAAGGAACCCTATTGACAAAAGAAGCTAAATATGTTATAATATAGTTATATTAGGTTGTTCATTAAGTATGTTATTAAAATTAATAACTAAGTTAATTCTTAAGATACTTAAGTTAGTCAAACCGTTAGGTTTGGGGTTTGTCTTTTAAAGGAGAGCGATATGAACTACGGTTACAAAAAGCCCGCCAAGAAAAAGAAGAAAAAAGCTAAGAAGAGAAAATGATAAACTACCGAGGCGAAAAGTTTTCTGGATATAATAAACCGAAAAGGACTCCCGGCAAGTCAAAGAAGTTTGCAGTCTTGGCAAAGCAGGGGGATAAGGTTCGGTTGGTTAGATTCGGTGATCCTAACATGAGTATCAAAAAGGATCAACCTAAGCGCCGCAAGAGCTTCCGTGCAAGGCACAAGTGTGATACATCTCCACCCAGTAAACTATCTGCACGATATTGGAGTTGTAAGAAATGGTAACTGTCTTCCTACGTAGTAGGGCAAAGTCAGGAGTGATAAATGTCAGACGATACACCAGTAAAGAAGAAACGAGGTAATCCAAACTTCTACAAAGGTATGAAGGCCCTCAATCCCGAAGGAAGACCCAAAGGTTCCCTAAACAAATATACAAAGCTCTCAAGAGAACTTATGTCCACCAAAGGACCGGAGATTGTAAACAAGGTAATTGAGATGGCATTGGAAGGCGACAGGCATTGTCTGAAGATGTGTATGGACAGAATTATCCCTACCTCAAAAGCAGTAGAGATTACACACGAACATCAGGACTTAGGTGTTAATATTATAATCGAAGGTGTAAAAGCTGTAGAAGCAAAGGAAGCAAAAGAGCAGGAAGTATTTGAAGCAGAGTTTGAAGAAATAAAAGATGCCTGATCTAAAGGTTACTCTTCACGATGCTCAAATGCAAATCTTCAAGTCTGACAAACGATTTAAAGTAGCAAGTTGTGGCAGGAGATTTGGTAAAAGTTATTTAGCTGCATGGGTGCTGATTATTAAAGCACTCCAAAGTGAGGACAAGGATGTCTTCTATGTAGCCCCCACATTTCAACAAGCTAAAGATATTCTCTGGTCAATCCTCAAGGACGTAGGCCAGAATGTAATCAAAAGCACACACGAAAACACTGCTACAATTACACTGGTCAATGACCGTAAGATTTATCTAAAGGGATCAGACAGACCAGATACACTACGAGGCGTAGGTCTAGCATATGTCGTAATGGACGAATATGCCTCAATGAAACCAGAAGTGTGGGAAATGATCCTTAGGCCCACACTGGCAGACGTTAAGGGTGGTGCATTGTTTATAGGTACACCCGCAGGTAAGAACCATTTTCACAAGCTGTGGCTAGAAGCACAACTACCAGAAAACGAAAAAGATTGGGAGTCCTATCAATTTGTTTCAACAGATAATCCTTTTTTGGACCCCGATGAAATCGAAGCCGCCAAGAAATCAATGTCTACTCAGGCATTTCGTCAGGAATTTGAAGCTACCTTTGAAAGTTTTTCAGGTGGTGTATTTAAGGAAGAATGGATTAAATATGAAGATGATGAAGAGTTTGATGAAGATACGGCCTCTAAAACGGGTTCGTATGTGGTTTCAGTCGATCCGGCAGGCTTTGAAAAAAGCGATAAGTCCAGAGGACTAAAGTCTTCTAAACTAGACGAAACTGCTATATCAGTAGTTAAAGTAGTTGGTGATGAGTGGTTAGTTAAAGACATACACCACGGTCGTTGGAACATCAAAGAGACAGCAGAAAAGATTATTACGATAGCTGAAGATGTAAATGCAACGACAGTAGGAATTGAAGCAGGTGCGCTTAAGAATGCCATCATGCCCTACATCGAAGATGAAATGAGAACAAGAGGTTCTTGGATTAATCTTACAGATGTTACTCATGGCGGCAAAAGAAAGCAAGACAGAATAGTTTGGTCTTTGCAGGGCAGGTTTGAACACGGCAAGATCAAGTTTAGAAAAGCAGAGTGGAACCACCACTTTATAAGTCAGATGCTAGACTTTCCAAGTCCACTTTCTCACGATGACTTGTTAGACTCTTTGGCATACATAGACCAAGTTTCGGTAGCAGACTTTGCACAACAGATAGAACTAGACGAGTGGGAACCTTTGGATACTGTATCAGGATATTAATTTATGGATGAACTATCATATAAAGACCCTCAGGCATCCCTAGTTTCGTGGGTTATAAGTAAGGTGGAAGAATGGGAAACCCATCGTAACACCAACTACATGGAAAACTGGGATGAGTACTATCGCATCTGGCGTGGTATCTGGTCTTATGAAGATAGAAACCGTGAATCCGAAAACTCCAAACTAATTTCTCCTGCTACACAACAGGCTATTGAGTCAACTGTAGCAGAACTGGAAGAAGCTATTTTTGGTCAGGACATGTGGTTTGACCTGCGTGATGATGTTCTTGACCAAAACTCCATTGATGCTACGGTAGTTAAAGTTCTTTTGCAGGAAGACCTGAACAGATGTAAAGTAAAAGATGCAGTAGTTGAGTGTCTTTTAAATGCTGCTATCTACGGTACAGGCATTGCCAAGATTAATGTTATAGACGAAATAGATCGTGTACCAGTAGAAACTGCTGTTCCCAACACGCTTACTACAGATGTTAGTGTTCAGGAAAATGTAATTACTTCTGTAAAGGTTGACTCACTTACACCAAAAGAATTTGTTATTGATCCCTGTGTAACTTCTATTGACGAAGCTCTTGGTGTTGCACAGGTTGTCGCCAAGCCTAAGTATGAAATCATTGAAGGAATGAAAGAAGGGGTTTACGAAGATAAACCTTTAGGAAGTTATGACCATGTTGACTTTGGTTATGACGAAGAGTCGGATGGTGATTACTCCGATATGGATAAGGTTAAGATTGTAGAGTACTGGGGACGGGTTCCCAAGAAGTATCTTAACAACAAAACCGAAGGGTTGTTAGAAGAGTTTGATTATGAAGACGACGAGCTTGTAGAAGCTGTTGTTGTTATTGCAAATGATTCGGTAGTTCTTAAGGCGGCTGAAAATCCATATCTGATGAAAGATCGTCCGTTTGTGTCTTTTCAGCTAGATCGGGTTCCCAATAAATTCTGGGGACGAGGCGTGGCAGAGAAAGGTTACAATCCTCAGAAGGCTCTGGATGCAGAACTAAGAGCAAGGATTGACGCTCTGGCCCTTACAACACATCCTATGATGGGTGTGGATGCTACTCGTCTCCCAAGGGGAGTCAAGTTCGAGGTCAAAGCCGGTAAGACAATTCTTACAAACGGTGATCCTCGGTCAGCCTTGCTCCCCTTAAACTTTGGAAATGTAGCCAACACTACATTTACTGAAAGTGCTGAACTAGAACGTATGGTTCAGATGGGTACTGGAGCAATGGACGGGGCTAACAGTAACTTTGCTAACCCTCGTAACTCTACTGCTTCTGGTATGTCTATGCTACAGGCAGCATCTATCAAACGTCAGAAGCGTACTATTATGAACTTTCAGGAAAACTTCCTGATTCCTTTGATTCATAAGTCTGCCCTACGCTATATTCAGTTTGCACCGGAGCGGTATCCGGCAGGAGACTACAAATTTAAAGCATACTCAAGCATGGGTATTATGGCTAAAGAGTTGGAAATGATGCAGCTTATTCAGCTTATGTCCATGACTCAGCCGGGAACTCCTCCCCATGCCATGCTTCTTATGTCCATCTTTGATAACAGTTCTGTACCAAACAGGGACGCAATGAAACAGGCTATTGCTCAGACAATGCAGCCTGATCCAGCAGCCGCACAGGTACAACAAATGGCACAGCAACTTGAACTTATGAAGTTGCAGATGGAAATTGAAGAAATGAAAGCCAGTGCAATGAAAGACACTGCACATGCCGTCAAGTTACAATCTGAAGCTCAAACTAAATCACCTGAGATTGACATGGCTAAAGTTCAAATGGAACTGGCAGAAAAGCTGGCACGTATTGAAAAACTTAAGGTAGATGCTGAAAACGTAAGGTCTGAAACAATGCGTAATGGTCCTGAAGTTCAGCA